TGTAGTCGTAGATAGGAACAACAGTTGTTTGTAAATTTCTGAGTCTCTCTTGCTCTAGCTTCCTTGCGTCAAATCGAGGATCAAACACATTGTTGCCATACAGCATCTGGCTCCGAGTACCCTGCGATAAGTCACCAAGCAGACCAGCGCCAAGCCCACCGCGCTCCATGGTGCGATTAACCATTGGCGTGATAGCACGTTCAGCGGCCATCCCAGTGCGTTCAGCTTGCGATGCATAGGCTGCTTTAGGGATTGATGCCAGCGCCGCCACCTCGGGCAATATTGGCGGCAGCTTGCTAGCATCCAGCAGACCGCCAAGGCTTTGCAGCATCTCTGGCGCAACTTGGCCGCGAGGCTTATAGGTGTACTCCTGCATAAACCGGCTGGCCTCTTCCTCGGCAATACGGTTAGCCTCTCGCGTACCCAACTTACCGCTGGTGGCACCCTTGTACACGCCGTAAGGCATACCAAGCAAACCGGCCAGCGCACCGCTGCCAAGGGTTGCAACAGTCTCTCCAGCGCCTGTTAGATAGTCGAGGTAGGTCGCCATGATTATTCCTAGTAGTAAGTACCGCTGAAAGGCATTCCTAACCGCTGTTCTCGTTGTTGAATGCTTCTTTCCAGTTCCTCAATCCTTCTTCGATAATCATTTGCTTTCCCCATATTTGGGTACTTGAACTCTTCTGGACGTGGCATCTCACGCCGTTGACCAAATGTATTTTCACTTGGCAGATTTTGGAATTCTTGAGGAAGAGTAAAACGATTTATTCTTAGTTTGTCTGCTGTCGGCTCGGTTAAATCCCGATCAGAAAATGTCATTTTCCCACGCATGATTTGCAGCAATGCAGCAGGCTCATTGTTGTTGTATGTCAACATCTCTGGATGATTTTTTTCCAACCAAGAAAACAATTGATATTTGTCCATCATGCCCATTGGTGTATTGGGTTGATTTGATCCAGCCAATAAACCACTTGATGGTTCATTTGGTGAAAGTAATCCTTGTCCAAAATATGGTGAATTGTTTACATTAGGGAAATCTGCCATGATTATTGTCCTTGCTGGAATGCGCCTGGTATTCTGCCTGCCGTGATGCCGGTCAAACTGTAAGGCACAGTCTTACCAGCAAAGCGTGAGAAGTCGTTCAATTTCTTTTGCAGCACTGCCATGGCGCTTTCATCAACCAATGCACGGCGTACAAGATTAGGGTCTTCAGATACAAGTATCTTCGCCACTTGATCACGCTGTGACTCTGTCATGTTCTTGTTCTGTTGTGAAGCAACCTTCTTGACGATATTTACAGCTGATGAAATCATTGTCACTGGATTAGCTGTCATCACATTGGCGATTTCTTCAGCAGAGATATTCATTCCGGTGCGAGCAGCCTGCAACAATGTTGGCGCAGTTGTAGAGCCGCCAAGAATGTAATTCTTTGAAGCCTGAGACTGAGCCGCAGTATTAATGCGTTGCAATATGCCAGCCAACTCGTCACCAGGATAAATAGTTCGCAAGATCAAACCTTCTTTGGAGTTCTCGTTAGCAAGGTTTGCCATCATTGATGTGCGCGTTCCTGTTGTCATGCGATTACGAATGGCATCCATAGTTCCTGCGCGGAATGCCGACAAGGCACCAGGCTTTTGAGATAACTCATCAACAAGTATTGAAACCTCATCAGCGGTCTTACCAAACACCTTGCGGCCATCATCAAATGCATCTTTTGCCGAACGTCTTACAGCAGCCTGCAAACGCGCATCAGCGAGTTTTTTAGATGACGTGTCTATTGCATCACGCAATGCTTGTTCAACCTCTTTAAGAGCGCCTCCGACACCACCTCTACCGCGATTAAATGCCTCATCTACTGATGTCTGAATGCCACGGCGAATGACTTCAGCATCCTCTAGATTTGGCGTGCGGTTAAAACTGATATCACCATTTTTGTCAAATGAGAAGAATGGTTTCTTGCCTGTCTGTGCAACATAAATGTCGTTAATGTCTTTTACTGCTGATGGTGAACGCTTGAGAGCATTAGTGACACTCTGCAATAAATCAGCATCAATTACACCGCCAGTTCCAAATGCATTTGTGTATGCCTCTGACTCAAGTTTTTTCAACTCCTTGTCATTGAGCTTGAATTGCTTTAAGACATTACCCTCTTGACCGGCAAGTGTCTTTTGCATATCTGTCAGCACTGAAGTGCGTAACTCTTCGGGACGGCGCGTCAGAGATGACATAAGTGTCGTTGCTGGTTTACCGCCTTGAGCATACAAACCACGCACGGCGGCGAGCAAGGTTGAATTCTCAGCCATGATCTCCCCGCGTGAAATGCGGTCAATAAGTTCATCTGTGGTTAGTCCAGTGTCACCCGCCAAACGCTGTAATTCAGTTTCAACTACCTTTGCACCACGTCCACCGGTAAGCCTACGCGCAAAGTCCATGACGCTGTTAGTCAGCATACCGCCGCCAGTAATGAGTGTCTTTACAGCTGGTGCAACAATAGCGCCTGTGGTAACGCCACCAGGCACTCTTGATACCCTATCGTAAATATCTCCCTCCCCAGATAAGAACCCTGTTGTGCCTCCATATAAACCGCCAATAGCAGATGTTGCAGCTAATCCCCTAATAACAGGTGCAAGTGACATTGCCGCTTGAGGTACGGTTGCTGGAGCAGCTGTGCCACCAGTACCTAAAGTAACTGCGGCAGTTGGAAGTATTCCACCCAAAGCCTCATATCCAAGTGATTCAAATGGACGTTCTTTTTGATATGCCTTTGTCTTTGATCTAATGTCAGCCAATGCCGATTCATAATTCTCACCGGTCATGGAGCGCAGATAAGCCTCTGCCTCATCAGCACCTGTAAATGTTGCACCCTGCGCCATTGATCTCAAACGCTGAGTTGGTGCCGGAGGTTGTACAACGACAGGTATTGGCGCAACTTGCGGTGCAGGCTGTTGCATTGGAAGTCCACCGGCAACTTGTTTCAAAGCCTCCAGTTTTTCCATTGATAGCTTTGAAAAGTCACCCTTTTGGATAGACTCTAACTCGTCATAACTAAATTGACTCAGGTCATCGCTCATCGTCTTCCTCCAGCAGCTTTACGCTTATCAATTTCTTGTTGTACCGCATTTTGGAATTGATTTGGAGCTTGTGCGCCATATGGTTGTACTTCATACATTGGGGCAATCTGTGCCAACGATGGAATTGCTGTTGTCGCTCTATTCAATAAATCTTGATGCGATGAAAGTCTTGCCCTTGCAGATCGTTGAGCTGCCATAAGACCTTGTTGCAACTCTCCTGCTGTTAGGCTTTGATCTCCACCAGCAGCGCGGCGCAGAATTGCTCGCTCACCTTCAGTTAATGCACCTTGTCCACGCATTTGAGATGCTGCATCAAGTTCTTGCTGTGCAAGTCCTTGCACAACAGTAGAGGTATTCCTAAGAATTTGATCGGCATTAGCTCCACCAATATTCAACTGTTTGCCAATTCTTAACAAGGTTGTTCTTGTATCTGCTGCTGGGCCGACAATTGCTGTATCAAGTGCAGGCAATATACGATCAATATTTGAAAGCGTTGCATTTGCAGATTGCGCCATCATGCGAGAGTCATCAAGGTTTTTCATTGCCTGTGTATAGGCAAGTTCAGTACCTTTTTTCTCTGAGGTTTGAGTCACATTTGTTGCACCTGATCTGCGAATTGCCATGATGTTTTCCATGGTGACAGGCATTCCTGCCGCCTCCAATAATCTAACTTCAGTTGGCGATGCCTCTGGCTTATCCAACTGGCGCAGATTCTCAAGAGTGATAGGCAAATTCAATGCCTTCAAATACTTAATCTTTTCTGGATCAGCCTCTGGCTTTTCAAGTAGGCGCAGATTCTCCAGCGTAGGTTTCATTCCAAGTTCAGCCAACAGCTTGGCTTTCTCTGTTGGTTGAGTCAGTTTCAGCATCTCAGGAATACCCTTTTCTGCCGGCAATGCAGCCAACATGGCGCGTTGCATTGGTGTCAATACTGATGCGCCACCAGTTGCAGTGCCATCAGACGGCATCGGCTGGCCGATCATTGCAGCACGTTCAACGGTTGGGCCAGCTTGCATACCTGGCACTGACAAAGCCTGCTGTGACGTGATCTCAGTACCAGCGGTAGGCTGACCCATCAAGAAGTTTTGATATGCCTGTTGTTGCGCCTGAGCGCGTTTCATTTCTTCTAGCTTCTGCCTAGTCATCAGCTGCTGCAAAGCACCCTGCTGTGCTTGCTGATAACCGGCTGTGCCAGCCTCAAATGCACCGCCCAGCATCTGACCAAATGAAGTAGGCGTAGTACTCGGGCCGCTTGATTTAAGCAGTGAGGCAGCCGCTTGCATCAATGCCTGATTCTGGATAGCCCTTTGCTGCCTCTCTGAGAGATAACCTTCAAGGCCATCACCCCCACCGCTAAACAGCAGGCTGCCAAGGTTATCAAACGAGTTAGAGTTTGTTTGTGTATCTGCCATTTTGCGACTCACATAAGGTTGGATTGGAATTGGCGAATTTGCAATACGCTGATCAATTGCTTGTATTCTTCTATCGCGGTCACTGACGTAAGGCTCCATTGGAATTGGCGAATTTGCAATACGTTGTTCAATTGCTTGTCTTGTTTTATCGCTGTCACTGACGTAAGGTTCAGTATCCAATACAACTTCACCTCCAAAGGTTTGAGGCGTAACTTCTTTCGAAACAATTGGTGACGTTTGCCGAGGAAAAAGCAAAGGTGAATAATTACTAGGATTAATTTGTGCGCCCTGACCAAGCCAAGGATAAATCTCTGGCGATAAATATTCACCAAAGTAATATTCTGCTGACGGGCTAGGATATAAAGAATCTGCCATTTTTTACCCTATGCTTTAGGTTGTAACAAAGAACCAATGTAAGCACCACTCAATGCACCGCCAAGCGCACTGCCAAGTGTGCTGCTATACAACGGTGTTGTAGATGTCCCGCCGGTATTTGCAGGCTGCAATCCCAATGCGCCGCTAGTAATGCCAAGTCTTTCCAACTCAAGATTTCTAGCCGCATCAAGCCTTGACTGATTTAATGCTTGTTGACGTGCTTGCGCTTCCATCACGGCATTACTACCAGTAAATCCAAGGTTTTGCTGTAATGATCCAAGCTGTCCAAGCTGCCCAATTGCAGACTGACGAACTCCTGCTCCTTGTGCATATGCGTTTTGATTAGCCAACGCAGCTTGCTGTGCCATCTGTGCATTAAATTGACCAGTTTGATTGAGTGCTGCGGCATTGATTAAATTGGCCTGATTTGTAGCACCCGCGCCAAATTGAGCAGCTTGATTGCTTGCGGCCTGATTTGACAAGATACCCTGTTGACGTAATTGAGTATTAGCCTGTTCCAAAGTTACATCAATACCTTGATTGGCTAACTGTGCCTGCAACTGTCTGGCCGCATCATTCTGTCCCAGCTGCGCTGCTTGAGTGAACCCAGCAGAGCGCAACTGACCGCTAGTTGTGGCCGCCTGTCTTAAAGCAGCCTCGTTTGTCAGTCCTGATACTATGCCTTGGCGTGAACCTCCAAATGCTTTAGCAGCAGTGGCTTGCGCCATATTTGCCTGCTCTTGCATTTGCCGAGAGCGTTCAATATCACCTAAAGCACCTTGCACCACTTGTTCTTCAAATGGGTTTTGATATGCGCTCATAAATCTAGAGCCATCAAGACCGCTAACATTAGCAACATTACCTCTGTTAGCTTGTGCCGCAGCCATCTGCTGCGCTGTATATCCTTGTGCATTTGCTAATGCAGTGTTACCAGATGTAGCCGCTTGAATTTGTTGTGGCGTAAAACCAGCCTCAATCATTGCACGTCTAGTTGTCTCATCAATAGTTTGTTGACCTTTCCCACCCAATCCAAGATTTCTAATTTGCTGCTCGGCTTGTAAATAGTCTGGCGTAAAACCCTCAAATTGACGCGCTTGTAAACCTGCGGCGGTAGTTTTTGCTCGCTCCAAGTTAGCCAAGTACTCAGCCTTGATCTGCGGGTCAATGGATGTTGTCGCCGTCTGTGATTTTGGTGCATTTGCGGCACTCAGCGCGCCAGTTAAGCTACCAAGTAATGAGCCTGTTAATTGTGGATTTGCTTTTGCAAAATCCAAGGCGCTTGATCCATACCCTGCTAATGTGTCGAATACGCTTGCCATGGGAGCTGCTCCTGTGAGTGAGTAATTTGCTGGTGTCATTGCACCAATAGTCGCTGGATTTGAAAGCGCAGAACCCGCGCCGAGTGCTGCTGTACCAGTACCGAGCGCAGCCAACTCACTGCCAATCCCTGCACCAATAGTTGATGCGCCTGCTGATCCGGATGTAATTCCGAGTCCACCGCCAGTATTCAGCCCAAGTCCACTACTACCAGTAGTAAGTCCTGTGCCTAGTGATGGTGCTGTAGTAACCGCTGTAGTTCCAGCGGTAGTAGTTGCAGCGGGGATTGCAGAACTAGCGCCAAGCAATCCAGCACCTGTTTGAAGTGCAGCTAAATTAGTTCCAATGCCTGCGCCAATAGTTGACGCGCCTGCTGATCCAGCGGTAAGTCCAAGACCACTACCGCCAGTCGTTAATCCAAGGCCAGAACCGCCAAGCGTAAGCCCTGTACCTCCGGCAGTTGCACCTGTACCGGCGGCAGTGCCAACGGCTGTTCCTGTACTGGCTGCCGTACCTGAGCCAGCTGCTGCCGTTCCTGAACCTAATATATATGGCGCAGCTAAATATGCAGCACCACCCAATAATGCGGCCTGACCAAGTGGACTGCTTGTAGTATCTTTTACAAGATTACCAACATTGCCGGTGGTATCGCTAATAAGGTTGCCAACAGGGCCACCGATAACATTACCAATACTGCCACCGGTATCTTTAACAAGATTTCCAAGATTGCCACCTGTATCTTTAACAAGATCAGCAAATGGCTGTGTAACCGCTGTAACTGCACCACCCATAACATCCCCTTGCTATACCCTTGAGGTATAAATAAAAGCCTTTGATCCGTCCAATAAATTTATTTGACATTTCTCAGACCAGCCAAAGGACTTGGCAAATCTTGCAAGTTTGATGTCATCTTCTCGTATCAACGCAAAGATTGGCTTACCAATCAACCCATCGAGACTAGAAAAATCTTTTTGACAATTCTTTTTAACCTCTGCTGACCATCTATTGATGTCAATGTGAAACCAAAGCAAATTGTCAAAAAGTTCCAAGTAAAAGACGTAATCTTCCCGAATACATACTGGTACTTTCACGCCATTTTCGCTCAATTTTAATTCAACGCTTACCCGCCGCCACTGCCTCAATCCGGTTAACACCAACACGCCAATCCTCCAGCACGGCACCGGTGTACCTGATCTTCACCTGACGGCCAGCAAACCGGACATCAGTTGGCTGTGCAGCTGGATACGGCCCGTGAGTCGTTTCAGTTGATGTCGGATACATCCGAGTCTTGAAACTCACCAACACCTCACCCAGCGTCTGCTCATCCGGTATCACTTGGCGCACAGACATGATGTTGTCACCGTTGCCAATCTCAAATGGGCCGGACTCAGCGTAAACCACGCCAGAGTCATACGCATACCCCACCTCATGCTCGTAGATAAAGCCTGATTCGTCCACCATGATGGGATTGTTGAATACGCCTCGATCAGTGCCAGCAGTACGCCCCATCACTCCAATGTTCCAATGATTCTCGCGGTAGTTGTAGGTGACATAGGAGTCAACCTCATTGCTGGCGTTGGATGGGTAGAACCACCATATCTCACCATATTTGCTGTTGTGGACGGCATACACCTTGCTGGCTTGGTTGTAGTTCAGATTCTGAAAGACATAGTCCGAGACATCACAGTTCAAAGGCTTAACGTAGCCGTCAAATATCCAGAAGCCTGATTGACTCATCCACATGGCGGTGCTGTCTATGGCCGCCACAGCTTGCGCTGATATGACCCCGCATCCTGATGCCACGCGCTCAAAGGCGTAGACATAGGGTTGACCGACATAGTTAGCGGTATGCACGTCAACGTCAGTGAACAGCAGATTGATGCCCCTGACGCGCTTTCCGCACTTCAGTGAGCCACTGCTGTTGATCTCAAAGTCGCCAGCTTGATTGGTGGCTGCCGCCGTCCATGTTGTGTTGTTCTCCTGATCTGACCACTTCACCAGACGCGGGTTGCTGGATGCGCCAAGCGCAAACAGGAATCGCTCTGCCGTAGACAGTAGGGCAGAGCAGCCAGTTGGTGCGTTGGTGATCACAGCGGCCAGCGTAGGCGTTGTGAATCCAAGCTGCCACTCGTACAGCTTGCCATCAGCATCTGAGCAGCCGACAAGGTACTCACCCCATGTGTCTAGACTCCATGTAGTAGCTGGCGCGATTGCACCAGTATCTGGACGCGCAACCCCATAAGCAAATGAGCCATAGAGGTTGTATCCATAGCCGGTGGTGTTTGTAGCGTCAGCACGCCCAGTGGTGAACCCTGTCGGTGTGATTTCTTTAAGGACAGCGTTTTCACTCATGACGTACAGCTTTGTGCTTGTACCCATGGCGATGTATCGCTCGCCAGCATTTGTCTTCCAAGTCAAAAGTCCACGGCATTTACCGGTCATGGCTGTCTCTGACTTCTTGCGCCAGCCGCCAATGGGACGCAGAGTATTCTCGTACCAGCGCACAAGGTTTGCGTCAAACCATC